GCTATGCAGTTGTCATATACTGATCCACTATTTGAGTTTTCGAGAAAGCGTTTACATCCACCCTCATTACAGTGTAGGAAACCTCTTGGTCCACCGTTATACCCAAAGCCCACTATATGATTATATTCGTCCACTAGCATAGCTGCATATTGTTTTTTGCCACAAGTAGAAAATGTTTTCGAACTATCAATACACATCTTCATAAATTGTATATCTTTTTTAGATATTACAGTCATAATATAAGGGAGATTATAAATCCTGCGATGGTTCCCGTTGTCAAGGCCAATGCAATTGCTGTAAATTTAATACTCTTCTGTTTAGAAGATTGATTTAACATCTGCAAACTTATGGTCCAGTTAATCAAAAAAGAAAATACTATAAATAATAGTATATTTTTATACATGTATTGAGACCAATCTATCTATTGATACTGGAAACTTTTCTTTAGTTAGATTGTATACCGCTTTTGCATACTCTTGAATTTCTACTTGGGATTCTTCTCCCAATCTTTGATTTAAGAATAAAGCCACAGACTGAAGACTGCATGACCATCTATATACAACGTACATGCCATATGCTGGCAGAAATAATCTAGCTTGTTCTGGAGCAATCCCTTGCTCAAGCGCCATGTTGTATATAGATTCACACTTATCAACTAATTGCTTTAACTCTGTATTTAATATGGCACCAGTCCACGGACCAGCTAGTCCAGAGGAGCCTTGTTTTTTGTTTTCTGCAGCGAGTCTCCACTGTTCTGGCCCAGGTATATAGAATTCTGGATCCATAGTTATGTACCTTCTGGAAGATTCGTTCCAGGAATCCATTGTATGATCTGATCCAACTACATATTTCCAATGTTGCCTAGCAACCATAAGCGGAGCTTTAAATTCAAATGTTAAAAACGCGTGACGAAACGGTGACATATGATTTTCTCTTGCTAAAAAATCTATCAGCCTTGCGTCTTGCACGGAAAGCTCACTTGATTCTTTGGCAAAAGATGCTCTTGCGGCGTTAACTATAGATAGATCACTACCCATAACATCAACTAATCTAACATAACCCTTATCTAAAACAGGTATTGTGTTATTGTCGTAATCTTCATTTTCCATCTTCTGATTCATCGTCATAATCTTCTTCTTCGTCTATGTAGATATAGTATCCTATATCATCTTGATCCAAGTTTACCATATAGTTGTTAAAATCTTTTGTCTTTGCATACAGCATCTCTAAGATTTCTGACACTTCTACTGGTATCTCAAATGGCTCATCACAATCTTCAGTAAGATTAACTATAATTAAATTTATTTCCTGCATAGCCGTAATTAGTTCAGACAAAAATAAAGAATAATCTCTTGCATTATTTAATGAGTGAGCACTAGCTATGCCAGGCATAGAACCTATATTTTGCGGAGAAGTTATTTCTGAAAATATCTTATCAAAATTTTTGTCATCTGACACAGTAAACCAACCTATGCTGTTATGTTATCCTTGATAAATTTAATTTCACAAGAATCAGTTGTACAGTAACGTTCACCAATTGCATCGGCAGCCATGCCAGCATACACTCCAGTTAAGTCTATTGGGAATAATGTAAGTCCAGCGTTTGTATACTCTTCTTCTGTTATTTGAGTGTACGGCATTTGTGGATATGTATCATTGCCACTTGGTAAAAAGGATACTGTCTTCAATTGTCCATCGTACATATGTAATACAGTTCCAACATGTTCTGCCTCAGTATCTTTATTGAAAGATATTGTTACAGATACAGAGTTGTCTGACCAATAGCGTTGTGCGGTTGCGGCTAAAGACATTTTTTCAAAGATTGTAACATCTTTTTCAGCTCTTTCAGCATCGGATTTAATTGGGAAATATACAACAGAAGTTGTATTTGGTGATTCAGAAGCTGGCTCGACTCTATAGTTGGCCATTCTAAATAGTGGTAGCATCGGATCCTCGTTAGAGAATCTGATGGTTCTATTGAAGTATTTACCACCCGGTGTCCAGTGTACGCCAGGTGATTCACCAGCAAGAATAGACACAGTTCCAGAAGGCTTGATGGTGGTCATCTTGATAGATTCACGGATACCCAACCACTCAGAATAAACATTGTCATATCTCTGAATAGTTTTATATCCTTGATCCATCCATTCACGAAGTGCCGGAACTCCAACACGATCAGCAAAGTTTGCAACACCAGACATTGATGCACCGATGCGACGATTGCGTTGCATGATTGCGTTAGTTTCTTCCCAGTGTGTAGGAAGGAGTGTAACAGTCTTAGCATACAGGTATGCGAACTTTAGAGTACGCTTATAGTCTTCTAGGCTGTCGTGACGATTGAGATATGTCTCTACCAAGGTGCAACACTCATATGATTCTAGTGACTGCTCAGCGCATGGGTTATAGCCTGCAACTCTATGATCCTTGTTGTTTGGTGGATCAGCTAGACGTCCATACTTACGGGACATGTCCATCCAAAGAACACCAGGCTCTCCGTTGAGAGAGATGCCTTCTACTATGGAAGATAAGTCTGCGCCGACTACTGTTTCTACAGAGTTGTTAGACATCCAACCCCAACCTGGAGCAGATGAATCATATGAGTTACGTTCAGGAAATCGTTCTGAATTTTTTAAGTTTAAGAAATCTTGATCATCTAAACGGCCAATTAACAACTCAGCTGAACGACGAACGTTTCCAGATACTACGCATACTCCAATAACGTTTCCAATGTCTGCTATGTCTATGCGTGTTAACTTGTCGCCTTTGCGTCCAGTAAACATTTTTCTTATATGATCATGAAGCCTCTCTAATGGCTCATGACCAGCAGCTACACCACCAAATGTTTTAATTGGAGTACCGTTTGGGCGAATTAAAGAATAATCAAAGTTATAAGTAGGCTGATTCTCTTTGAGGTATGAGTTAAGTAGCAGTGCCATAGACTCAACCCAACCTTCTCTAGTGTCAGGTATTATGTATGATGTTGATTCTTTTGGTTCATAGATAATAAAATCTTTATCTGCACCTTTATCGTCAAAGCCTACACCAACACCGAGCATTGATGCTTCCATAAGAAACGCAAACGGTTTTGCTGGGTTAAATTTATTCATTTCCCCAGTAGAAACAAACGCGCAGTTCTGTAATGCAGCAGAGTTCTTTTGTATATTTACAATGTTTGTACCCATAGCCCAAAGACCACGACCAGGAGGAGTCCACTTAAGATTGAACAATCTATCAAAAGCTTCTTTCGCACTAGCCTGTGCCCTAGCATCATTCCATGGTAAGCGATTCTTTTTGCAGTGATCTTTCTGCAAAGAGTACATTCCGTTAATGACTCTTTCACATACGTCAGACCATGTCTCTTTTGTTCCATCTTCTTTTAATCTAGAATAAGTTCGAAGAAAAGTTATCTCTCCAACGGAGTTCCCAGCTGCATCTCTATACCCAAATGGTGCAGACTTAGACCTATATGATTCTATGAAATCATCAGTTAACTTGAATAAGAACATAGAAGATTGCTTGGTGGCAATCGGTGTTAGATCTGGGTTTCCGTTTTCGATTTCTTCTGACATACTATCTCCTTATTTTGCTAATGCTAAAGTTTTTACGTACTTAGGGTTTAATTTTTCTATTTCTGTTTTCTTGATCTTTTTTATCTGATCATAATTATACACGTTATATATTTCTCTTTCGAAAAAATATCCACTTCTCCAGTTAAAAACTTTGTCTATTACATTCTTGTGATTTTGAAAAACATTTGATATGACTGCACCACCATATATCCTAACTAGGTTTTGCATTTTTTTAATCACGATGTCTTTATTTCTATCATTTAAATCACCGTTTTGTTCTGCCTGATTATATAACCAATTAAAGCTTTGCCTAGTTAATGGGGAATAATCAATTGGATCGATGATGCCAATCGATAGTAACTCTTTTTGATTGGTTTGTATATATAAATCTTTCTTAACTATATCTAAAAATAAAGAAAACCAATCTCTTTCCTTGTACTGATTCCAGGTAGGGCACCAAAATAAAATGAGGTGAACTGGATCAGGGATATTTGTTTTCTCCATTGTTGGCAATAACATCGTGCAGGATATTGCCCTCTTTATATCTTCTTTACTTATATCAGAATTCTTATTCTTGTTTTCAAGATTCATCCACAGTTTTGAAATGTGCGTTTTCCAATCTGCTTCACCTATGTATAGGTTAAGATACTTTTCAGCAACATCTAATGGAAGGGCTTTGTCTCTAATTACCGTATTTAACTGATCTAAAAACATTTATAATCCTCATTAACCCTAGACAAAACTACAAAAACTTATATAAGAGACCCTTTAAAACAGTTATCCCGCCCTGATTGGGGCGGGATAACTATCTTACGCTAAGTAGCTGCGTCGGTTTCCGTACTGACAAGTATATCAGTTAGGATTTTCTTATGTTGTGTTTAACTAATTATTTCAAAGAAGCAGCAGAGTCCTTGTCTCCAATTTTTGTTGCTGCGAATCCCTTGATAACGCTAAGTCCTGCTGCTGCTGCAGCTGTTGCAGCTGCTTTAGCTTGGTCAACTCCACCAACTGTATAAACAGCAATGAATGTTTGTGCCGCAGTCCAAAGGGCTCTTTCAAGTACGTCTTTAATTAATTTCTGATCTGGCATTTGTTTCTCCTATTGTTAAAGAGCGATTGCTGATGGTACACCTTTGTACTCACCAACTTTATTGCGACCGTATTCACTAGCAGTATTTGCTTGTCCATAACCAGCTGGCATTACTTCCGCTGACGTTACACCGTCAAAGATGTAGTTGTTATAGAGGCTGTAAGCAGTTGTACGCTCTGCGTGACCCAGGTTAGCAAATGCTTCCGCTGAAGTTACACCGTCGAAGATATAGTTGCTATAGAGGCTGTAGTCGGTTGTGCGCTTTGCATGACCGCCATCTAGTGCCTTAGCTGTTGTGAGGCCCTTGTATTCACTTGGACGGAATCTCATTCCACCAAATGTAGTAGTTCCATCTGCAAATGTTCCAGCTAATGGAGTAGTCCCTGCATAGAGAGTAGAGCCATTAAAAAGCTGGGAAAGAAGAACGTTACCTGGATGGTAGCCAGTTCCTGGAACGTGGTTGTTGTCTGGAGCTCCGTCAAGAACGTGGCTAGTTGCAAACAAAGGATAGAATGAGTATGTGCCAGCTGTACCCTTGTAAGGGTTCACCATGTTAACAGTGTCACGACCTTTGAGTACCGGCCTAGGGCCAGCGTAATAAGTTGCCATTTTGTAATCTCCTTAAAAGAATAATGTGCTATTTATAGTAAAATCAAATAGCCACTTATTAACTATTAAAATTAGCTATAATTAACTATTAGATCGGATAGGACTGGAGCTGTTCCGTCCCCAAGCTGATTCAGGGTTACTTCTATCCAAACTGAAGATGAACCAGAAACCTCATCAAGTGTATAAACTCCGCTATCCTTCCAGATAACCCTGTAGCTGAAAGCCGTAGATATCAATTCTTCAGGAACATTATACATCTTTGGTATGACCTCATCTACTGAATGGATCAATGTTCCTTCTGGGGCGGTAAACTTAATTATAGTTCTTCCAGTTTCCAAGAACCTTTGTGATCTTACATCTAGATCAGATAAGCCATATGTATATACGTATTTACCATTTTCTACAATATAATTTCTCTGTCTCATATTTATTCTAATTGCTGTAATTTTTATTGGAGGGAAATAGAATCCCATTGGCCCAGCATTAAGTACTATGTCCGAGCCGGCTATCGACCATCCACCTGGAGCAACTCTGCCTATCGCATCAGATTCGCTATCATATAATCTATTAAAGTTTAAAGGAGTCCATCCATCAGATTCTTCCAAAGATG